CGCCGGAGCGCCCAGCCAGTGGGAACTGACGGCCATGAAGGTCCCGAGCGGGTCCGGCCTGAACTCCTACGGGTGGCTGTCCGCCTTCCCCCGCATGAAAAAGTGGATCGGCGACAAGGCCGTCAAGGCGCTGGAGGCCTTCAAGTACTCCATCGTCAACGATGACTTCGAGGCGACCGTCGAGGTGGACCGCAACGACATCGAGGACGACAACCTCGGGATCTACGCCCCGCAGGCGCAGATGGCCGGATTCAGCGCCAAGCAGCTCCCGGACGAGATCGTGGCCGACCTGAAGAACAACGCCTTCGCCAGCGCTTGCTACGACGGCCAGTACTTCTACGACACTGACCATCCGGTGACCAATCCGGCTACCGGTGTGGCCGAATCTGTCAGCAACAAGTCGACCGTGGCTCTGTCCGGAGCGAACCAAGCAGCTGCCGAGGCCAGCTACGGCGCCGCTCGTGCCGCCATCATGAGCTTCAAGGACGAAGAGGGCCGGCCGCTTGGCTTGATCCCCGACGTCCTGGAAGTTCCGCCCGCCCTTGAGACCGAGGGCCGCCGCCTGCTGGAGATGGACAAGCTGGCCGACGACACCCCGAACCCCTTCAAGGGCACGGCCAAGCTGGTGATCAACCCGCGCCTGACTTCGACCACCGCCTGGTTCCTGCACGTGACCAGCATGCCGGTGAAGCCCTTCGTCTACCAGGAGCGCAAGGCCCCGGTGTTCGTCGAGCAGACCGACGCCCAGGCGGACAACGTGTTCATGCGCAAGAAGTTCCGCTTCGGCGCCGAAGCCCGCTGCGCCGGCGGTTATGCCTTCTGGCAGATGTCCTACGGCAGCACCGGCACCGGCGAGTAACGGCAAATCCAGGGGCCGGGAGCGATCCCGGCCCACTGAACACGGAGCGCACATGATCATCATCACTGCAAAAAAAGACGGCTTCCGCCGCTGCGGGGTCGCTCACAGCGCACGTCCTGTCGAACACAAGGACGATGCCTTCACTCCGGAGCAACTGGCCGAACTGCAGGCCGAGCCCATGCTCGTCGTGGAGCTCGTCACCGAAAAGGCCAATGGGCCTGCCCCAAAGCCGGTTCAGAAGCCGGCCACAAAAAAGGGCGGGAAGGAATAGCCCATGTACAGCACCGTCGACCAGATCCTGAAGCTGCTCCCCGAGTCCGAGGTTTTGCAGCTGGCCGATGACGACTCGGCCGATGACATCACCGACGAGGCAGTGGTCGCCGTGCTGGAGGAAGCCATCGAGCAGGCTGACCGGGAGATCGACGCCTACGTGGGCACGGTCAAGCGGGTCCCGCTTTCGCCGGTCCCGGCCCTGATCGAGAACCTGTCCACCAAGCTGGCCGTCCATCACCTCTGGCTGCGCCGACCAGGTGTGGCCGAGCCTGAGATATGGCAGCGGGAGACGGCCAGGTGCATGCGCCTGCTGGAGGCCATCGCCACCGGCAAGATGGCCCTGGGCGCGGAAGATGGCGCGGCCTCGGACCCCAGCCAGGGGACGGCATCGTTCACGGCGAGTGAGCGGCTGATGTCGCGGAGGACGCTGTAATGTCCGGCCTGTCCATCAAGATCGAGTCCGTCCAGATGGAGGCCGTGCTGAACGAGCTGGCCGCCAGGATGGGCGACCTGACGCCGGTCATGCAGACGATTGGCGAGATCATCGTGGAGCAGACGGACACGGCCTTTGAAACGGGCGTTGCCCCGGACGGGAAGGCCTGGCCGGCATCCGGGCGGGCTTTGGCCACCGGCGGCCAGACGCTGATCGACACGGCAGTGCTGCGCAATTCCATCACCGTCCAGGCAACCGAGAACCAGGTGGAGGTCGGGACGAACGTCCTTTACGCCGCAATCCACCAGCTTGGCGGAAAGGCAGGGCGCGGGAAGAAAGCGATCATCCCGGCACGGCCGTTCCTGCCCGATCAGGGCAGTCTCGACTGGCCCGAGGTGAAGGCCACGCTGCTGGACTTCCTGCAAGGAGGATCATGATGACCAGGCTGGAACACGAGGACGCGATTGTCGACATCCTCAAAAAGGCAATGTCGGCCGGGGTGGTCGTTGAGCCGCTGCCCATGGGCTTGTCCGACCGCAAGGCCTTGGACGTGCGCGGGAGCGCTGTCTGGGTGGTCTATGCCGGCGGCAAGCCGAAACCGGGTCAGGACCCGAAGACCATGATGCACGCCGAGACGTGGGTGTGGTCCTGCCTGGTGCTGACCAAGGAGTACCGGTCGACAAAGGCCGGGGCCGTTACAGCCTTGGGGCTGCTGGAAGCCGTTAACGCGGCCCTGTCCGGGGCCAAGGTGGACGCGGCGCGCACGCTGACCAGGCTGGGGGATCAGCTCCTTCGCCTGCCGGAAGGGTGCGGGCTGATGGGCTACGAGGCCCAATTCGCAATCAACGTATTCGCCCCGCGCGGGGCATAGGGCAACGGCCCGAGGAGAGATCTATGACGACGTGGGACAGACAGTCTTACTACTATTCCGGCCAGGGTGTGGTCATGGTCGGGGACCTGGACGAGGACAACGCCCTGCTGGGCTTGACGCCGCTCGGCAACGTGACGGCGCTGGAGATCGGCGTGGAGGTGTCCGTCGAGGAGCACACGGAGAGCCAGAGCGGCCAGCGCGGCACGGACCTGCGCAAGGAAAAGGAGACCAAGGTCAGCATCAAGATGACCGCCCAGAACTTCGTGCGCGACGTGCTGGCCATGTTCACCCGCGGCACGTCGACGCCCGTCGACGCCGGCGAGGTCACGGCCGGAGAGGTGGTCTGCATGCTCGGCAAGGTCATGCCGCTGCCGCACATCAAGGTCAGCGATGTGGTACTGAAGAAGGGTGAGGCGACCCTCACGGCCTACGTCGATGACGACACCCCCTATGACTACCAGCTCAATGCCGACGCCGGCAGCATCAGGTTCGCGGCCACCCCGGCCACGTCCGGCCTGACGGACGAGGACGAGCTGACCATCGCCTACGATTACGCGGCCCAGGCCCAGGTGGACAGCCTGACCACCGGCGCCGTGGCCCGCTTCCTGCGGTTCGAGGGCCTGAACACCGCCGACAGCAACCAGCCGGTGGTTGTCGAGGCCTTCCGCTGCCAGTTCGACCCGGCCAAGGTATTGTCCCTGATCTCGGACGAGACCGTCCAGTCATTCGAGCTGGAAGGGTCGATCCTGGCCGATCTGACCCGCGCAACCGGATCCAAGTACTTCCGCGAACGGATGCTGCGGTAGCCCGACATCAACGCCAACGGGCCGGTTCAACGAGAGCCGGCCCGAACCACGGCCAAGCCTGACCTAAGGAGTACCATGGAAACCCTTGAGAAGATCGCCCCTGCCCCTCTCACCCTCACCGTCGCCGGCGAGTCCCTGACAATCTCCCCGATCAAGACCAGGGAGCTGCCCAGGATGCTCAAGGCAGTGAAGCCCATCGCCGCCGAGATCCAGTCCGGGGACGTGGTCGCCGCACTGATGGCGAACGCGGACTGCCTGGTCGAGGCCGTGGCCATCGGAGCCAGGAAGCCCAGGGCCTGGGTGGACGAATTGGATCTGGACGACCTGGTCATGCTGGCGTCCGCCGTGTTGGAGGTGAATGGCGATTTTTTCGTCCGTGCGGTCCTGCCCGGGGCAATAGAGGCGATGGACCGCGTGAGTCAGCTGATTGGGCAGAGGTCATCGATGCCCTCGTCGGCGGCGGATACGGACTCGACGAAATCCTAGATCTCCCGCGCGACGGCGTTCTGGCTCTGGCTGACGCGCTGGCGGCCAGGCGGCGCAAGGAATCGATCCTGCGCGAGATTGAACAGAGCAACGCGGCCCGCGCCGCCTGGCTCGATCCGAAAGACTACAACGCCCACGTGGCGAAACTGAAGAAGGAACTCGCATGAGCGACATGGCTCTCTCCCTAAAGATCCAGGCCGATGCCAAGCAAACCATGGCCGAGCTGAAGGCCCTTGTGGCCCAGGTGAAGCTGTCGGGCCGAGAGGCTACGGCCGCGGAGCGGGAGGCCATCAACGCCGCGCGCGAACGGGTCAAGGAGACGCGGGCCGTGGCACTGGCCCAGCGCGACATGGGCACCCTCGGTGTGCGGTCCACCAAGGCCATCAAGGAAGAGATGGACCAGGTGAACGCCGCCCTGGACCGCCTCAAGAGATCGAGCAGCGCGGCGGGAACGGACCTGGCCCGCGCGACCCAAGCCGCCAAGGTCAAGATGTCCGAGTTGAAGGCCGAGATGTCCGGCACCGTCAGTGCCTCGGACCAACTGCGGGACGCTTGGGGGCAGCTGGCCGGCCTGGTCGCCGGACTGGCTGCGTTCGGCACGGCGGCCAGGGAGGCCATCCAGTTCGAGAGCGCCCTGGTGGATCTGCGCCGTGCCGCCGGCGTGACCAGCGACGAGGCCCGGGAGATGGGCAAGGAGTTCCAGGACCTGGCCGTCAAACTGGGCATGAGCGCGGTGGCCATCACGCAGCTGGCCACGGAAGCGGCCAAGACCGGCGTGGCTAAGCGCGATCTGCTGGAGTTCTCGCGGATCGCTGCCACGGCGGCCATGAATTTTGACATGCTCCCCGAGGAGGCCGGCAACGCCCTGGCCAAGCTCAAGAACATCCTCGGCCTGGGCGTGAAGGACATGGAAGCCTTCGTGGCCACCCTGAACGAGCTGGCCGACAACGCCGCCACCAGCGAGCGGGACATCATCGAGGCCCTGAAGCTGGGCGGTGGATCCGCGATCCAGTTTGGCCTGACCGCCAGGGAGTCCGCGGCTTTGGCCACGGCGTTCCTGGACCTGGGCGCGACATCGGAGCAGGCCGGCACGGCCATGCGCACCCTGCTGGGCAGATTGCGCCTTGCGTCCTCCGGAACTGGCGAGGCCGGCAAGGCTCTGCAGCGAGTTGTCGGCGACGCGCGGAAGTTCGCCCAGGTCATGGCCGTGGACGCCAGCGGAGCGCTGCAGCAGTTCATGGAGAAGCTGAAGGAGATGCCGTCGGCGCAACGCTTCGAAGTATTGCGGGACATCTTCGCCGAAGGCCTGGACACGGAGAATATCTCCAAGCTGGCCGGCGGTGTCGACCGGTTGACAGCGGCCATGGGCCGGGCGGCCAAGTCCGATGACGAGCTGATCCAGGGCTTGCGCGACCTGACGAACATGAAGCTCGAATCCACCTAGTCCGAGCTGAACAAGATGGGCGCAGCCTGGCGCAATGCCGGCTCGGCTGTCGGAGAACTCTTCCTGCCGATGATTCGAGCGACAGCCATCGCCCTGGTGGCCGTGGCCGATGCCATCAGGACGTTGATCGATGTGGCCCCGAACCTGACCAGGTTGGTTACGGTCGGCGCGATGATCGCCTTGGCCTGGGCCCCGCTCAAACTGCTCTTTTCAGGGCTTGGGCCGGCGCTGACGCGTCTCGGGTCCGTAGCCGTCGCCGTTGGATCAGCGTTATGGAAGTTTTTTTCGGCGACGAGCGCCGGGGTTACGATCCTTGGGGGTGCCCGCGTCGCTATGGCAACCCTGGGCCGAGCCATCGTGGCTATGCTCGGTCCAATCGGGTGGGCACTCTCGGGCCTGACGCTCCTCTGGTCCGCCTGGAATTGGTTCAAAGAAGACGACGACCAGGCAAAGGCCATGGCTGAACGAGCTGCGGCATTCGATGATGTGGGTTCTGCCCTGAAAGGCGTCGGGACCGCTGCTGACCAGGCCAAGAACCAGATCCAGCTGGCCATGGAGGAGGCGACGGCGCCCATCGAGGCCCTGGTTGCGAACTACAAGACGGCCACCGAGCAGATCAAGACGACCCTTGCCGACCGGCTGCTGGCCATCGACGACGCGGCCAAGCGGGAACTGGAGGTTGTGCAGACTGCTGGCCTGAGCCAGCGTGACCAACTGCGAGAAACGGCCCGGATCACGCTCGAAGCCGAGAATCAGAAGGTCGACGCCATCCGGACGGCCGGTCAGGACATGGAGCGCGCCTGGCAGACGACCTATGGCCGGGCCCTGGAGATAGCACGCGCCGCCGGCATGGACACGGTGAAGCTGGAGCAGGACGCCACCGACGCCAAGATCGAGATCTACAAGCAGCTGGAAGCAGGATACCGCAAGACCGTCGATGCCCTCATCGCCGAGGAGCAGCGGCACCTGAGGGCCGTGCAGGAGATCGAGAACCAGCGGCTGCTGCTGAAAATGTCCGTCGAGGATAGGATCCGCTCGCTGAAGCAGAAGACCATGTCCGACGAGCAGGCCTATGCCGACCGCGTCCAGCAGATCGAGGACAAGCTGGCCAAGGCTCGGGAGGCATCGGCTAAGGGCCAGTCCGACATGGCCAAGCGGTATGCCGACGAGGCCATGGGCCTGGCGGAACGCAATGCCCAGGAAGTGGTCCGGACGGTGGAGCAAGGCGGCCAGCGCGTCTCCACCACGGTGGTCACCCTGGAGCAGGCCGTGCGCACCAGCCAGGGGCAGATCGAGCAGGCCTTCTCCATCCTGGACAGCGACCTGGCCAAGAACGCCCAGGACCGCGCGGAGATGGCCAGCGACACCAAGGCCAAGGCAGGCGAGGCCAAGAACGACCTGCAGGGCGTCCTGGAAAAGCTCCAGGAAATCAGGGCGGCCCAAGAGCAGAAGGTCGCGTTGCAGCTGGAGGCTGACGAAGCATCTGCGGCAGCGGCCCTGGAGAAATTGCGCGCTATCGCCGATGCCCAGACCATCCTGGCAAAGGTTGACGCGGATCTGGCTGCGGCCACGGCGAGCTTGCAGGCATGGAAGGATGCTCCGGACAACAAGGAAATGGCCCTGACCGCCAGGGTGGACCAGGCCAGCCTCGACGTGTCGGTCGCCAATCTCAAGACGGCCATGACCAATGCCGGCCTGCAGGTGCCCGCCGACCTGGACACCGCCCCGGCCAGGGAATCACTCGAAAAGCTGCACCAGATCCTCGACAGCACGAAGACGACCTCCAAGCACGATGTGAAGGACAACGTCCCGGCCGTGAAGAAGGAGATCGATTCCTTGAAAGGCCGCAACACGTCCTCCACGCACACGATCTACGTGCGTCGAGTTGAACGCAACGCTGCAGGCGGGTGGGCCGGCGAGGCAGCCCAGAGCCTGGCCGATGGCGGCCGGGCCTGGCGCCGCTTCACGGGTACGGTCTTCGGCCCAGGGACGGGCACGTCGGACTCGATCCGCGCCATGCTGTCCCGCGGTGAGTTCGTGGTCCGGGAGCGGGCGACCAGGATC